ATACCCAACAGCAGCAACTCACCATAGATGATGTCCCTGACGAATACCTTGAGGTAATCGCCAGAGAGATGCAATTCTCTGTCCCCTGGCAGTATGACCCCGACGGCCAAACGTACCGGGACCCCGATACCGGTCAAATGGCCATTGCCGCAACAGGCAAAGATGACCCCTCCCTGACCCGAGACGTTCTACAAGAGCTTTGCTTTCAGAAGGCCACGCAGAATCCGCAGGTGGCCACCGCCATCAAAGGGCTTGTGGGGCGTCTTGCGGGAATGGGGTTCAGCACCAGTTCAGAGGTGGCCGACATTCAGCGCATTATCGAGGAAATCGAGCTGGACCCAAGGAATCGGCTTTACAACTTTTATCCCAAATATGTCGCCCGGAGCGTGATTGAAGGCGAGCTGTTTCTGTGCCTGACATGCCATTCAGATGGATTTATCGAGGTGGACTTTATCGATCCGTCAGCGATCCGGTCCAGCTTCGACGATGGTTCCGGCGTGATTGCCCATCCGAACAAGACCACGACCCCGCTGGTCTACTGCATCAAAGACGACGTAAATCAGATTGACGAACAGGTGCCGTCCATCTTCCTTGCCCGGTATCCCGACTGGATCAAGGAAGCGAGAAGGCATCCCGGATATTCAAGCGATAAATTGAGCGGCAGCCGGAGTTCGCAAAAGAAATTCAAAGAACTTGGCGGGTTTTTTCGGTTTGTGGTGTCGTGGGACAAGTCCATGGTCACCATGCGGAACATCGGTCACGTGCGGACGGTCCTGAAGTGGATCGAGCACTATGAGATGCTCAAGCAATATGAGATCGACTGGAAAAAGTCTGTGGGATCGTATGTATGGGCCATTCAGTTCACGGACCCGAAATCATGGATTCAGTGGATGAAGATGTCGGATGCAGATCGGCGCAAGACCGGCATTGCGGCCAAGAAGACCCCCGGCGGCACGATGATATTGGGGCCGAACATGGAGATGAAGGTCTTGAACCCGAACCTCCCGAACATATCTGAATCGGACACGGATATCCTGCACATGGTCACGGCTGGGCTGAACGAGCCGGAAGATGTGGCGACCGGCCAGAGCAAGGGGACGTTTGCGTCCGTCAAAGAATCCCGTGGTCCCATGAGCGACCGGATTGCCGATGAAGTGGCGTATTTCGAGCGGTTTCTCAAGAACGACTTCTGGGGGAGCATCTTTTTCCTCAAATCCAAGCTGACCGGGTTCAAGGAAATCTTTCGTATTCGTGAGGCCGTGGAGTTCAAGAACAACGAGCCGGTATTCAAGTATGTGCAGAAGCGACCGGAGCAGTTGATCGACATCAACTTCCCCACATCCGAGGTCAACGATCTGGAGGCCCGCGCCAGGGCCATGCTGGGGGTCAAGCATGCGGCCATCAGCGATACGTTGGGCATCCCCATGTCCGAGATTGCCAGGAAGATGGGATTTGGCAATTACGCCAATCTGAGGCTGAGGTTCGAGGCGGAAAAAGAGAAATACCCTGAACTGCCGCTGGTGCTGGATGCCGAGAGCATTCAGGAGCAGGAACAGGCGGAACCGGCCAGGGACAATGACGATCAATCGCAGGAGGATCAGGACGTGGCAAAGAAAGGCGTGCCCAAGAAGGACGGCTCAGGCAAGGGCCAGAGAGCCAACAAGGGGCGAGGCGGAACGCCCGCAAAGGATCAGCAGAAGGTTGGGAAGGGTAAACGGAAATGACTTTCGATCCTAAAGCCCATGATGACCATTTCGGCGTAACCGAAGACCGCAAGAAGCCGGGCGGGTCCAATGCCGGGGAATGCAAGGAGAAACAGGCCATGACGTTTGAAAAGAAAACCATGCCCAAGGCGGCGCTTCATTTCATGGATCATGAGTGTTTTGCTCAGGCTAAAGCCGTGGACGAGAACCAGGATGAGCTTTTGATGGTGGCCTATTCCGGCGGCGTCATCCCCAAACACTGGTTCTGGGGCGATCTTGCCATCGATCTGAACGGCATGTCGTTTCCCAAGGAACGATACCCCATCCTGGAAAACCACGACACTCAGAAAAAAATCGGGTTTGCCGATTCTATGGAGGTTGACGGCGGCGCATTGGTGGTCAGGAACGCGACCTTTGTGGACACCCCGGAGAGCAATGAGTTCAGGCGGCTTTCCAAAGACGGCTTCCCTTTTCAGAGCAGCATCTATGCGTCCCCGTCCGTGATCGAGAAGATACCGGACGGGAAAGAATCCGAGGTCAACGGCATGGCCGTTCAAGGACCGGCTACCATCTGGCGGGAAAGTACCTTCAAAGAGGCGTCTGTATGTGTGTTTGGCTACGATTCAAATACGAAATCCGCTGCCTTCGCCAGTGACGAGGTTGAGGTGGCCTTAAATGAGATTGTCAACGCTCCTGAGAGCGACCCAAAAGAACCCCAACATAAGAAGGAGGTGAAGGGAATGGATTTTGAGCAGTTCAGCAAGGAGCATCCTGAGCTTCTGAAGGAAATCGTGGACAACACCACAGAAGACCTGAAGGCCCAGTTCAGCAAGGAGAAAAAAGAATTGGAAGAAAAGCTGGCTCAGGAACGGAATGGTTTCTCAGAGGAGCGTACGCAGTTTGAAGAAAAGGTTGCCGCGCTTGAAAAGGCAGAGGCCATCCGACGGGAGAGGGAACTGAAGTTCGAGGCAGGCGCCATCTGGCGGGAAAAGCTGTCCAACAGCGACATCCCGGACAGACTTCACGACAAGGTGATGAGCCAGGTCAACTATGAGAAGTTTGTCAATGAGGGCGCACTGGATACGGAATCTTTTCAGTCTGCGATTGATGAAGAAATCAAGGACTGGACCGACCGTGGCGTGACTTCAAACGTAATGGGTTTTGGCGTGTCCGTCAAGACCGTTGACGAAGATGCCCGCAAGAAGAAAGACGAAGGGTCGGAGGATTCGCTGGCCGATCAGTTGTTTGCTCTTTCAGGCGGAGACCGGAGGGAGGTGAGTTAGATGCCGTTAGGAGATACAGCGTATATCAATCGCGGGTCTCAAGAGGATCTGAAGAGGCTGTTCTACAGCGATCCCGACAAGGCCCTGGCAAAGATCATCACGATCCCTGCCGGGTACGGCGTGATCAAGGCCGGCGCCGTGATGGGGATCATCACTGAGAGCACCGACCGTGTGGATCAGTATGTGCCTTATACCGGGCTGGATGCCGTGGGCAACGTGGCTGCGGGGGTGTCGTACCTTTTCGGCGCGGCCCTGCTGGTGGCTGACCCGAGCACCAACACGACCGGATATGTGACCATGGACGACAGTTACAAGTTTGCCGTGGGCGACCATCTGGTGGCAGGCGACAGCGACCTGAGCCCGACTGACCTTGGGGCGATTACCGCTATTGATCGAACCACCTACACCCATATTGCCGGGATCACTGTAACCAATTCGTTTGGTTCGGAGACCATCGCAAAGGGTGGGCTGGTGACGATCCAGAGCGCTACGGCCAGTCCGTATGTATGCGCCAAAGGCATTCTCAAGGCAACCGTGGATACGGGCACCGGAGAAGACGCCAAGGGCGCGCAGGGCGCGCTGGTTATCAAGAATGCCATGCTCTACAAAAACTGTCTGTATAACTACAATGCAGACGCTCTGGCAGACCTGAGCTGGGCCACTGAGAATGGTCCGTATCTGGTCCTGTAGCCGATAGCGAAAGGAGGTGAAACGATATGCCTATCAGTATTAGCGATATCCCTGAATTGAGATTGACCGTGCTGAACAAGCTGGTCACGAAATATATGGCCCCGCCAAACCTGATTTTGCAGAAGATGTTTGGTGAAACGCAGTATGAGTCGGACAATGTCGAGTGGGAATCTCAGATTGGAAGCAGGGGGCTGACCCCGTTTGCGTCTGAGGACGCCGAGGCCCCGGATGCGACGGTCCCCGGCAGTTCAAGTCATTCCGCGCAGGCGGCGTTCTGGAAGGAACGTTCGTTCTTTGGAAGTTCTTTCCTGAACAATATCCGTCAGCTTGGAACAGACCGGGTCTATCAAGCATCGGCCCGAACCCTTGCCAATCAGGTGAGGAACCTCAGCAACCGTTCCTACCGGAGAAAAGAGTGGATGATTGCGCAGATGCTGTGCAACGACGGCTTTACGTATGAGGATTATACGGGCGCCTACATCACGCTGGACTACGGTATACCAGACGACAACAAGGTTTCCCTGGGGACGGACTACAAGTGGAGCGATGGGACCAAGCGAAACATCGCCAGCGACATCTTCGATGCGAAGCTCGCTGTGAGCAATGCCAACGCCGGCGTCCTGAACCACGCCATCTTCACCACGGAAGTCCTGAAGTATATGATCTTCGATGATACGATCCAGACGCTTATGCAGAAATCGTCCTACGGAGACGGCGACCTGTTCACCAATCCGCTGGGCGTCATTGGGAGCCTTGTGGGCATTCCCAATATGCACCTGTACGATGAAGCGTTCCAGATCCGTTCGTTCCTCACATCGGCCCTGTCTGCCGGCGCCAGCCCGACCGTGTACGTGGACAACACCACGGACTTTGAGGTGGGCGGTACGCTGACATGCCTGGATGTGTCTGCGAACACGACAGAAACCCTAACCATTGCATCAATCGACACGAATGCGAGCACCATTACGTGTACGGGGACTTTGTCTTCGTCATACAAGGCCACGGAAGACCTGGTTTATATGACCAAGAAGTTCGTTCCTACGGACAAGTTTGTAATGTGGGCCGACAACGTGGACGGCGATCCGATTGCCGAGTTTATGAGCTGCCCGCATACGCTTTCCCGCAAATGGGGCCAGCAGGTAAACAGGTGGCAGAAAGACGATCCTGAAGGCGTTTTCATTCGAGTTGAGGATAAGGGCCTGCCCGTGCTGTATCACGAGGACGCAGTTTACCAACTCGACGTTGCATAAAGGGGGTGATGGTATGGATCAAAAATTGGGACCCTATCCCTCCCCGGCGGCAAAGCGGCAGTGGGCGGCGAACAGTACCTCGCCCATGATGGCCTTCCAGTCTGGAGAACTCACCACCAATGCGACTGGCGTGCCTCTTGGGGCGGCCAATATCGGCGGGAACATTTCGGACGTGTGGATTTCCGTTGGACGAAGCGGGAAAGACGACAGCAATACGCTGTCCCTGACCGTGGACGTCAAGATCAATGGGACGACATGCCTGTCCACGGCCCCCGTCATCGCTCATGTGAGTGGCGAGGCGTCGACCAACAAAACGACCAAGAACGACAGCGACACCGGCGTAACGGTGCGGGCGCTGGATGCAGACAACATCAGCGTGTCGCAGGGGGACATAATCACGTACGACATGGCCCTGACCCGAACCCCGTCTCCGACGACCGAGATGGCCAATCTGGCGGTCGTTGTCGAGATTGAACCTGTGTAGCAAGGAGGCCAATCGACATGCGTGTCGAACTGTTATGCAACTTGAAAGGCGATAAGCTCTGGAAGAAGGGGACGGTATTGTCTGATGCCGTCTCCCCTTTTCCAAGAGACATTCAGCAGGAAATCGATGCTGGATCAAAAGTCGTGAAAGTGTTGCCCAGCCCTATGGAGAGGGTTGTGGACGCCGTGGCCGAGGAACCCATGTTTGTCGCGGCGGAACCTGTAAACGAGACCAAAGCATTAGAGACGCCATCCGAAGAATTTGTTTTTCCGGAGCTGGAAAAACTCATCGAAGCAAAAGGCAGTTTAGCGGAAGTTTCCCGATTGTTTGACGTAACGTATGTGACAGTCAGCCGGTGGCGCAAAAGCCCCCCGACAAAGCCCGACGTGTTGGCGCGGATAAAAGAGGCGGCGAGACAGATCGATGACCAAAGCGGAATTGACGACACTGCTTCAGCAGGAAGTGAAGGGACTGACGGGTAGTCTGGCGGACGACGATTACTCGAATGCCATTGACGCGGCTGAACGGGACACGGGATGGTCTATGCCCCAGACGAGCGACTTCAAGGTGAAGTGGCTGGTTGAGCGGAGCAAGCGGCATCTGTTTTTCTTTCTGCTGTCTGAATCTGCATCCAAGTTCCGATACAAGGACATTCACCTTCAGCATCGGTTTGATCATTATTCCAGCATGGTGGACAGGCTGGACGCTGCATTTGACAAGGCGCAGCAGGATGATCCGTATCAGTTTGCCGATGTGAGCGCCTACGAACAGTATGGCCACAAGGTGGATGCCGGTTTTGCATACGACGATCAAACCGGACGCGACCTGACATACGACGACGACAATCTGACCCTGATACACCCGAATGAGAACTCATAGGCCGTGAGCATCGGTGACGACATCAAGGAGGTGCTGGAGGAAGTCGGCGCGGCGTACGCGATTATCCGCGACAGCGGCGACGTGTCCGGCGAGTATGGCGTCTACGACCTGACCAGCCAGGCGACCAAGCCGATTACCCTGGAGCATTTCAGGCGCGGGATGCTGTCCTACGATACGAATGCGGCTGCCGGCGACGTGATTGAATTTACGGAGACATCCGAGCGGTTCATGGTCATGAACAAGCTCCCCGAACTGTTCGAGAATGCCGCCATACGGTATGAGTCCATTTTCTACAAGTGCAATGTATCCAGCGGTGAAATCATTCGGCCCAGCGGAGAGACGTGGGCTTCAGATACATACCACAAGGAAACCCAGTGGGAAGTCATCAAGAACAACTGCGATGCCATGCAGGTGGCGGCATTGTACGGCAACGATCTGGAAACCGACCAGGACCTGGCGTTGCTGAACCTGCAAAAGGACGAGGTCTACATTCCGCATTCCGTTGGCGCCCAGGTGATGGACCGATGGCAGCCGGCGTCCGGCGAATACTATCAGGTGGCCACGATTGAAACGCGGCGGTTTCCGGGCGTAGACGTGCTTATTGTCGAGGAAGACCATAGATAATCAATCACCCCTGGAGGTGAAACGTGAAAAAGAAAGTCCTGTTCGTAGGGGAACACCCGCGATCCGGCGTCGGCAACGGCAACATGCTGGCGGCTGTTCTTTCTCAAATCGACACCCGCAAATATGCGTTTGCCTGTTTGTGCGCAAGGGATATCGACCCCATGGCCGTCGCCTTCGATCCCTTGCCGTTTACCCTGATCAATGCAACCACAGATAAGGACTTTTGGGGTCACGATAGGCTGCTGCTCCTTTTGCAGAACCTGAGCATTGACATCCTTTGTTTTGTCGGCATCGACATATGGCAGTACCATCAGATTTGGAAGCATATCGTGGGGCTGAGGAATGCCAGGCGGTTCAAGATCGCCTTTATATTCCCCTATGACGTGCAGTCCCTGAGAACCCACTGTCTGAGGTGGATCAATGATTGCGATGCGCCGTGCGTGTATTCCCAATACGGGCTCAACATGCTCAAGGACCATGCGCCGAATATCCGATATTTCAGGCCGCCATTGTTCAATCGGGACCTGTTCCGGCCCGCCAAAGACCGAATGGCGGTGCGCAAGGCATGCTTTCCGACTGTCCCGAACGACCACGTGATATTCGGGTTTGTCGGTAAAAATCAAATACGAAAATCTCCTGAACGGTTAGTCAAGGCATTCATGGAAGCCAAGCGCGACAATCCAAAGATGACCCTGTACCTTCATACGGACATGAACGGCGTTTACAATCTGAAGCAGATTGCTCAGGACGCGGGCGCGGTGTCGGGCGATTTGGTGGCCAAGTCTCCGGGCATCTACCCGGCGGAAAAGATGGTGGACATTTACAACGCCATTGACTGCCTGGTGAACTGTTCCATGCAGGAAGGGTTGTCGTGGACGCCTATCGAGGCCATGTTGTGCGGCACGCCCTGCATCCTGTCGGACACGACCGCCCAGACAGAGTTGGGGCTTGGGGTGGCGGAGATGGTTCCCTGCAATGACCTGGCGTTTGTCCCGATGGCCACAGGGGGCGGCAGCAGTCATATCGAGGCGCGGGCCTGCCGGGTGAAGGATATGAAGCGGGCCATGATCCGGGTCGCGTCAGATTTAGAGCTAAGGGACCGCATGCGCGAGAAAAGCCTGCAACGCGGCATGGATTGGGCAGACGGGATTGACGACATCAACGATGTGCTTAGTGCGGCGGCCAATGCCAGGCCTGCACCCAAGATCAAAAAGATTTTATTTGCGCAGCACAGTTCGGCGGGCGACGTTTTAATGACCACGCAATGCTTTAAGGGGATCAAGGAGCGGCACCCCAATAAGCCTATGGTCTACATGACCCAGCCGATATACCAGGACATTGCAGCGGACAATCCCTATATAGACGAGATCATCGATTGGGATGAGCGGGCATTGAGCCGGTATGAGGTGGTCTACAATCCTCACGGCGACCACATCCTGAATGGCGGGTTCAACAATCTGGACGTGACGCTTTACAGCATGTACCCATACTTTTGCAAGGTGGATGGGGATGAGATAGCGATAGAGGCTGTCCATC